AGGGAGAACGCAGTGGAGTTTAAGCTCCCCAGAGAGAGGGTGATTATGGAAGATGACCCAGACCATAAAAATAACTGGGGGCGCTATAGAGAATAAAAAGCATTTGCTGATTTTTAAAACTATTTACAGAAGGTAAAAGCACCATAATATAAAAGTGCGCGGACAAGCACAAAAACTTTCACAAGGAGAGCACAGCACTATGTCAGTCAAGAAATTCAAATTTGTATCACCAGGGATCTTCGTAGCGGAGATTGATAACTCACAATTACCAGAAGAGCCCAGAGGGGTTGGCCCAGTAATTGTCGGCCGCGCCCTCAAAGGCCCAGCTCTTATGCCCGTTCAGGTAAACTCTTTTTCAGATTTTGTAGAAACATTTGGAGACCCCATTTTTGGTGGAGGAAGTAGCGACACTTGGAGAGCCGGACCTAACGTTTCGGGCCCTTCTTATGCGACATATGCTGCTCAAGCTTATTTGAAAAACAAGACTCCTTGTGTCTTCGTAAGACTAGCTGGTGTTGAAGCAGAGACAGCTGCAAACACTTATTTAGGACGAGCCGGCTGGGAAGCCAGTGAGACTGATATTACCTCAGCCGACTCCACTGGTGGGGCATTTGGTTTGTTTCTTGTCGATTCAGGTTCAACCCCGTCAGCTCTTGGAACGGGATCACTGGCAGCAGTGTTCTATTGCAAGACAGGTGTTGTTGAACTTTCTGGAACAATGGCAGACGGCTCCACTATAGCCACAGGCACCGCTGGCTTGTTCCAATCTACTGGCGATGGACATCAGTTTACTGCGCAGGTTCGGGATGAAGACGGCATAACTGACAAGGTTGTTTTCAATTTCAATGAGAACAGCAAGTTGTATGCTCGTAGTGTATTCAACACAAATCCAACTCTTTTGAACGAAACCACAAACGTTGCAGCGTCTAGGAAATCTTATTTCTTGGGTGAAACTTTTGATAGGAACATAGAAGACAACTGCACGCCCACGAACACAACTCTAGGCATTATTTTAGGACTAGCATCCGGCTCGGTACAACAGCATATCCAAGATATGCAGCTAGCACCCCCTAATACTGGGTGGTTCATATCGCAGGATCTTGGCTTGGCTTCAAACTACAGCGCTCTGAGCATGCAAAAGCTGTTCAGGTTCATTGGTCTTGACAATGGCGAGTGGCCACAATCGAATCTCAAGATGTCTATTACAGACATCAAAGCATCTCCAAATGAAGATGCACCGTTTGGCACCTTTGATGTGCAAATAAGAAAGATAGGCGATAGCGACAATAATGTTCAGCCTGTTGAGACATTCAGCAATGTCAACCTCAACCCCAACTCTTCTAAGTATCTCGCCAGGGTGATTGGCGACGCTTACACACAGTGGGACCATAGTCAAAAACGATACCTTGCAAAGGGCGACTATGTAAATCAGTCTCGCTATGTGAGAGTGGAAATCGACGATCAGGTTGCAAATGGCGTATCAGATCCCAAGTATCTCCCCTTTGGAGTATATGGGCCTTCTAAGTATACTGGAATTCAAATCTCTAGCGGTACCGCAATCACATATGATGATGATAAGTTCATTTTAGGAAACGCTTCAATCCCACGTTCTTTGGCTTCAGCGTCTTTTCTGATTAACGTTGGCGATCTAACTGGAGACTTGACTTGTTCTTTCAAGTTCCCAGAAGTTCCATTGCGAATAAGCAGTTCATCTGGTGTCATTACGAACCAAAAGAATGCTTACTTTGGAGCAACCACAAACCAAACTACTTCAAATAGACTACAAAGAGACATTATTGATATGGTCAGAAGAAAACCTGACGCACTGGATGACAATTCCATTGCTGGAACAGCCGTACTAGATTACTCTTGGGTGTTCTCACTCGATGATGTCAAGACAGGCGCCGCAGGAACTCTTGGGGTATACGCATCAGGCTCCCGAGCAGACGGATCTTCAATTAGCGCGACAGGCTCTAATGACTATACCGATACAATTGACGCAGGCCATAACAAGTTTACTACAGTATTTCAGGGCGGCTTTGATGGTCTAGATATCCGCGAAAGAGAGCCTTTCCGAAACACTCTCTTGGCTGGTGCCGGAGGAAATGCCTCGATTGTGTCCGCATATGCTTCAATAGAGAGGGCCATCGACGCCGTTTCTGATGCTGAAGTTGTGGAATGCAACATGATGTCAATTCCTGGGGTAACAGAGCCAACTCTCACTTCCAAACTTATTGATGTTTGTGAAGCGAGAGCAGATGCCTTGGCCATCATTGACTTAGAGAATGGATACGTTCCGACCACCGAAGGAACTTCAGTCGAATATGGCTCGGTACAATCGACCATTAGCACTTTGAATCAGAGAAATCTTAACAGCAGCTATGGTTGTGCTTACTATCCATGGGTGCAGGTTGTCGATACCGTGACCACAGGAGGCTCCTTGTGGGTGCCACCTAGTGTTGTAGTGTTGGGAACTCTCGCTTCTAGTGAAGCGAACAGCGAACTTTGGTTTGCTCCAGCTGGATTTACCAGAGGTGGATTGACAGAAGGTAGCGCAGGCTTACCAGTCTCTAATGTTAGAGAGAGGCTCTCGTCAGATGACAGAGACAAGCTCTACACCGCTAACGTCAATCCGATTGCTCAATTCCCAGCAGAGGGCATTGTAATCTTCGGACAGAAGACCTTGCAAGTAACTCGATCTGCTCTTGATAGAGTAAATGTGAGAAGGCTCCTCATCTATGTGAAGAGAGAAATCTCCAGGATTGCTTCTACGTTGCTGTTCGATCAGAACGTAAAATCAACTTGGAATCGATTCTTGGGCCAAGCAAACCCATTCTTGGGAAGTGTAAAAACACGCCTAGGCTTGCTTGATTATAAGATTATCTTAGATGAGACAACGACAACCCCTGACTTGATTGATAGGAACGTCATGTACGCTAAGATCTTCTTGAAGCCTGCCAAGGCAATAGAATTCATCGCACTTGATTTTGTTATCACAAGATCCGGAGCAAGTTTTGATGACTAAAATAAAAAATAAAACTATTTATAGTAACGCTTATAATAAAGGGAGAAAATAAAAAATGGCATTTTGGAGTACAGCAAACATTACAGATCCTAAAAGGAACCATCGCTGGCTTTTTGAGCTTGGTAGCACCAATGCGGACACTAATGATTTTTCGGCTAACATCGCATACATTTGTAAAAAAACTAGTCGGCCGTCTATTGAGATTAACGCAGCAGAACACAAGTTCCTAAACCACACTTTCTATTATCCTGGCAACGTTACATATGAAGCCCTCTCTGTTACCTTAGTTGACCCATCGGATCCTGACTCTTCGGCGAACTTACATAAACTTATTCAGCACTCTGGCTATGTTCTTCCAACAAACATCACTGATACTGTCGGTGACGGAGGCGCACAGGCTGGGACAACTAGTAAGTTTAGAGCCACGCAGGCGATTGGTAACACCGCTAGAATCAGAATGATAGACGGCGATGGCAATGACGTTGAAGTCATTACACTCCAGAACCCATGGATCTCAAAAGTTGACTTTGGTGGCGATTTAGCTTATGATAGTGATGACTTGATGGAAATCACTTTGGATATCAGGTTTGATTGGTTCTTGATGACATCTGCTTTGGGCGGCGATACGAATATCTTAGCTTAGCTGGCTAATAAAGCTTAAATTCTTTTATATTGTGTTGTATCGTGTATATGTAGGCATGATACAACCAAAGAGAAGAGGTGGAAATGACAAAAAGAAATAATGAGGAACGTTTGGGCCTCCCTTCGACGGGAGCCAAAGGCGCTGACGATCCTCCTGTTGAAACAGGGACACCTGAAGGCGCCTTATCCTATGTCAATCCAACAGAATTCGTAGATTTGCCATCGAAAGGTAAGTTCTACAAAGAGGGCCATCCGCTTCATGGTAAAGCAGAAGTTGAGGTTCGGGAAATGACAGCGAAAGAAGAAGACATCTTGTCTTCAAAATCCTTGATTCAGAAGGGCGTAGTTTTGGATAGACTATTACAAAGCGTTCTTGTTGATAAGACAATAAATGTAGAGGATTTGTTGGTTGGCGATAAGAGCGCCATACTAATGGCAGTTAGAATTAGTGGATATGGGGAAGAGTACGAGACGAAGGTGACCTGTCCTGGCTGCACATCGGTTTCCAAAGGCTCTTTCAATCTAAATGAGTGTGATGTCCGCAGCCCGTATTCTCCCGAAACGTGCGAAGACGAAAAGATATCTTCTGCTATAACAGAGACACCGGATGGCACATATCTAGTTAATTTACCCAGGAGCAAAGCACAGGTTGAGCTTAGGATGCTGTCGGGGAAAGAGGAAAAGAAGATAGTTGCACACCAAGAGATGAGAAGGAAGAAAAAGCTTCCGGAGAATATCTTGACAACTCAATTTAAGATACTAATTCAATCTGTCAATAATAGTGCGGAACCACACCATGTAGCCGGCTTTGTAGATAATATGCCAGCACTAGATTCTAGGTTCCTAAGAAAAGTTATGGTTGAAATATCGCCAAATGTTGATTTAACGCAGGAGTTCGTCTGCGAAGAGTGTGGCTACGAACAGGACATGGGGGTTCCTATTTCAGCGGACTTTTTTTGGCCTGAGCACTGAATACATGGAGAGTGTTTATGAACAGTTTTTTGTTCTTAAATACCACGGCGGATGGAGCTTCATTGAGTCGTATAATCTTCCAATACAATTGAGGAACTGGTTTGTCAAGAGGTTGGCCAAGCAGCTAGAAGATGAAAGCGACGCAATAAAGAAAGCATCCAAGTAAGAAAGGGCACCTAGCTAGGTGCCCTTTTCTTTTGTGGAAAACTATTTATTCGTAGAATTACATTCTACAAAGGAGCTGTTGTTATGGAAGACAAAGATTTAGTACCGGCCGTGATTGACTTTGCTGAGGCCAGAGACCAAAATGGTGAACTGAAAGAATCATGGGGTATCGCTTTTGGTTCTCTGATGAGGTGGGTAATGCCAGCTCTTTTCGATCCGAACAACCTGTTTCCTCTTGAGATAAGAGGGAATAAACAAGAGGTGCAGAGTTTGGCTAGAGTACTGGCCAGAGAGAAGAACTACTTGAGATCCTGGAAAGACCATGGACTAGACAACCCTCAAACATATAAAAGCAAAAGCAAATTAGATAAAGCAGTTGGACAATTTGAAAGAACAACAGGGCTCAAATGGCCGTTTAAGTAAAAAGAAAACCTAGGGAAACCACAAAGAAATGGCAGATACAAAAGATGAACTACTAGGCGCAGCAGAAGCTGCGGCAAAGCTAAATAAAGAATTGGCGAAAATCCAAAACTCTAAAGCTTTGCAAGATCTAAAAAATGATACCACCGCTGCTCAAGAAGAGATAAAACTATATCAAGATAATATGGGACTCTTGAGCCAGACTATGACTAACACTGCGAAAGAGAATTTTAATCTTTTGGAGCATGAACTTGGCGCGCAACAAAGAATAATAGAAAATAAGATAAAAGAAAGAGACCTAGAAATTGAGAAGATAGAGTTGATAAAAGGACAACTCAAAGAAAACGAAGATCTTTCTGCATCCCACCAAAACCTCCTTGCGACTCTTCGCCAAGAGAATGTAGAAGACGAAGGAAGGCTTGTAACGGCCGGAAAAACTACCCAAGCATACCAGGCGATGGGTACTATTATAAACAAGAACTATGAAGTTCTCACCAAGATCGGCGGTGTCATGGGCCTCCAAAGAAATATGCTTGTTGATGGTGTGAAATATTATGGCGAGCAATATAAAGCTGTTGTGCAAAACGTGCAAGGATGGGGCGCCCTAGAAAAACGAATGGCCGGCGCCGGTAAAACGCAGGCGATGATGCTAGGCGGCCTGAACGGTGCTATCAAGCATACGAAAGCACTAGGGGTGGTGGCCGCCAATGCAGCAAAATCGTTTTTTGATATATTCAGCGTCTCTAACATACTAGGCTCGGTAATAAAAAAGATATGGAGTACAAGCCTAGGCTTCATGAAGGAAATATCCGCAGCAACATCTCAATTTAATGCAGCATCTGGTACCGCAGGAACGATGGCGAAAGATGTGACTGCTGCTATGGATTTTGGCATAGGCGTAAGCGCCGCCGAAGTTGGCGAAGCAGCCAGTGGGTTGGCCAATAGCTTTACTGAATTTACTTCTGTGTCTGGAGACGCGAGAACATCCTTGGTAAAAACAGCATCAGGCTTAGGAAGGCTTGGCATCAGTTCTACAACGACTGGTAAGAATTTGCAGTTTATGACAAAAGCGATGGGGCAATCTTCAGAGGACGCAGAGAATACACTAAAAGGATTAGCTTCCGCAGCATCTACTTTAGGTAAAACACCAGCTGCTCTAATGGAAGACTTGGGAAGCTTTAGTGGAGACTTGGCTGCTTATGGATCAGAGTGGGAAGATGTTCTTCTTGGTGCCGCAGCAGCAGCAAAACAAAGCGGACTAGAAATGAGCAAACTAATGTCACTAACAGAGAAGTTTACGACATTTGATTCGGCAGCTACTGCCGTTGGCGGATTGAACGCATTGCTCGGCGGAGACTTTGTTAACTCACTAGAAATGATGGAAGCAGCTGCCCAAGGTCCAGAGCGCGTTGCTGGTATGCTAAGTGATGCTATGAAAGCAGGCGGCAAGAGTTTTGAGATGATGTCTTTCTGGGAAAGAAAGGCTTTGGCAGAGCAAGTAGGAATGACCACTTCAGAGCTGTCAATGTTGATGGGGATCGAAACAGAAGAAGGCAAGAAAGCAAAGGCAGAAGCACAAGCGAAATCCAAAGCACAAGAGAACTACAGAAAGATACTTTCCAGCACTGTTGACATAGCAAGAAGGTTAGAGCTTTTTTGGAAAGGGCTGTTCGGAAGTAAAAAGTTGATGACGGCAATGTCAGATGGTATTGAGGCAATAATGGATGCGCTAAAAACACCAGCTGTAAAGAATGCAATTGATGAGATAGGCATCCTTATGGGCAAGGCTCTTAAGTTTGGTGCCAAAATTCTTCCAGATGTTGTTGCTGCCGTAATCTGGCTCATGGAATCGTTTCAGTCTCTTGTCAACTTTTTTGGTGGCTCTGGAACAAGCGCCATCGTAGCTTTTATTGTTGTGTTGGGCTCTCTAAAGCTAGCTAGTGGATTAGCTGCCGTGGCTATGAACAAGATGATATCAGGTACCTCAGCTGGTATATCTAAGGTGGGCAACAAGGCAGCAGAAGGGGCCGGCAAGATGCTTGGCTTTACAGAAAAAGTTGACAAGGGCAGCGATGCGATGAAGAAATCCGGCCCGAAGGCTGCTAGTGCTGTTGGACCCCTATTGGCTTTCGGCGCTGCTATACTTATGATTGGTGCTGGTATTGGTCTCGCGGCATACGGCTTCTCTCTTTTGGTTGCGTCGTTCAATGGTATCACAAATGCCGGAATGGCTTTGGGCGCAGTTGCCATAGTGATGGGCGGCTTTGTTCTTGTGCTGCTTCTTATGATACCAGTTATTAGTGCTCTGGGCGCTGTAACTTATGCCGTCGGAGCGCCTCTGTTAGCTTTAGGTTTGGTTTTCCTAATGATGGGTGTCGGTGTCTTGGCAGCGGCATTTGGAATATCTCTGTTAGTTGCAGCACTAAATGGTGTTAGTGCAGAGGTATTGTGGGAACAATCAAAATCGCTTATGCTCTTAGGAGCAGCAATAGCAATCATCAGCGCCGCATCCGTTTTGGCCGGCCCAGGGTTGGTAATATTGAGCCTGGGTCTTGTGGGCTTGGCAGGCGCATTATTTATATTGTCTTTCCCTTTGAGTAAAATATCAGAAGACTTGACGAACCTTATGAGTGTTATGATAATGCCAAAGACCAAGGGTTCGTCTATGTTTGCGCAAATCAGTTCAGAGATCCCGACAGCAATTGGCCATATCAACGCATTCACAGAAGCCTGGGAAAAAATGATTAAGGCAGTGAATATGATGGCAACTAATCCAAAGCCAACAATAATCACCACCATAATGATGGAAAGGTTGTTTGGGAGCATATCTTCCGTAAGTCCAAAATCAGCAGCTAGCACTGTAAGGGTTATTGAGAAAGCGAAAGAATATCAAAAAGAAGTTGTAAAGAACAAGGACAATGTTGACGCTCTCGTTGAACTACTCAAGGCGAAGGGCGATGTTCCGGGCGGCGGATCCGGCGGCGGCCCATCTTTAGATGGCGCAGTTATTAGGCTTGAAGTGGGTGGCAATCGATTTGGCGACTACATAATCAAAACAAATACTGAATATGCTAACAGAACTGGACTGGGAGAGTATACGGCTAGCTAAAAAACTTTTTACTTTTCTATTTATAGGGAGAAGATAAGAGGGTTTTTAGAATGCCAAGAAAACAAATAAGCGTAGAGCAATTTGACGCCAACACATATGTGCAGCGAATCAACAAGCAGATGAACGGATCCATCTCCGATGGGAAGAATAGCTATAACGACATAACCGATCAGATAGCTACGCAGAAAGGTCAAGTTGTTGAGATATACCATGTGAACACTGGATATTCAGTCATGTTCAAGGCAATGCTCACAGATTTCAAAGATGATTTTAAGATGGATTATAAGAGAGAAACCGTCTTTGGTCGCGCAGATCCCATTGCTACATATAAAGGAACAGAGAGGACCATTAGTTTGGCATGGAAAGTTGTAGCTTCTCATCTAGACGAAGCAAAGTCCAATCTAAGAAAGATTGAGCAGTTCGCTTCTATGTTATATGCGACATATGATTCGGCCGGTTCGAATTTAACAAACTCTAGCGCAACTCAAATACAAGCAGGCCCTTTGTTCAAAATCAAATACAGTAATTTGATAGTAAAAGCCGGCCATAGAGAGGAAGGCATGCTAACATCTGCGGAAGAGACAGGGCTAGCCGGAACTATAGATGGATTCACTTTTACGCCCGAGATCTCAGACAGTGCGCCATGGTATTCACCAGGTGTAGAAGGGGTATTTCCCGCTTCGATTGATATATCTTTAGATTTCCACGTTCTTCACGAGACCGCTTTGGGGTGGGATCCTGATGGCAAGCTAAGGATAGATTCTTGGGCTAATGGCGCGCCAGGAATAGATCAGCGACAGATATTTTATGGAGGCCAACAAAAAACATCCTCTGGAAAGAAAGAAGAAACGATTCGAACTCCAGTTGACACACCTCCTCCCCCAGGTCCAGAACCCTTCTTCGACCAACTTACTGACGCCCTAGAAAGGGTGCCTGATGTTCTTGAGGCTAAAGCAAAAGACTTTCTTAACACTCAGAGAAACGAAATTCGGTCAAAAGTTATGGGAGTAAGAGATGATATTTTGGGCGCCCTCGCAGGTAAATGGTAAATAATTATGGCATCTAGATATGACAACAAAGTAGCAGCACTAAACGATTCAGAAATGTATAAGAAGCTCTTCAACAGAAGGGGCATTACATTTATAAATCAATATAGAACACCCGAAATTTACTTTCCAACTGATGAAGAGTATCTACAACTTGAGAACGTTGATCACGTTTGGAAGATGGGAGATAGGTATTATAAACTAGCCCATCAATATTATGGCAAGCCGTCTTACTGGTGGCTACTGGCTTGGTATAATCAAAAGCCAACAGAATCACATCTTGAGAATGGAGACTTGATTCAAATTCCACTTCCATTTGATGCAGCACTAATGCTGTATATGAGAAGCGTATAGGAGGCAATAAGAAGTGGGCAATGAGAACTCAAAAATCAGTTTCGCGACGCCACCCGTTGTCAAAGAAGAGGCAGCAGCCGAACTGAAGGAGACGCGGGAGGCGAACGAAAAAGCCCGCCTCGCCGCCCTAACACCTACCCAGCGGAAGGCTGAGGATGCAAACCGTGCCGTAAAAAAGGAGGAGCGGGAAAAAAAGGCCGCAGCGAAAGCAAAAGAAAAACAAGACGACTGCGTTGAAGATATATTCGATGCACAGTATGAAGAGCAGGTCGGGACAGAACTCATAGATGACATTGCTGAATTTGGCCTTAAAGCCGGCGCCTTTCTCTCCAGTGTGCCCCTTATCGGGGGGCTCTTTGGGGACGCTCAAACCGCAAACGATATTCTACTAGAACATCAGGACCGAAAAGAAGTAGCGAAAAACCTTGCGGAAAAGAACGCCAAAGCCATAGCAAACCTAGATTGTGGTGTCGTGACCACCAAGCCAAAGCCCCGCAGAAGAAAAAGAAAGAGCGTCCTAAAAGAACTCAAAAAACGACAGATTGAGCAAGCATACCTTCTTCAAAATTTAGAAGCCATAGCGACTGATGCCATCAGTCCGGATCCGCAAACGCTTGAGAACCTAATACAAGTTGAGGCAGGCGGAGAGCTTATGAACGACCTAACAACAAGCCGGCTCTTGACTCCTCTTTTCTCCGCGCTCCCAGCTGACTTGAGCAGCCTTACGCCATATGTAAAGATGTATAGAAGAGACAGGGATGAGAACGGGAATTATATAGATAGAGTCTTTCGTTTTGCTAACTCAATGCCAGACGTGGTAGACCTTTTTAGGGAGACAAAGGGCCTAGGCCACGGCGTCGGGCTTAAAAGCTTTAGGTGGGAAACTACAGGAAAGAATCCATACTCCGCGCCACGAACACTAATAGCATCAATGAAGATACACTTCCAGTCAATCTCAGAACTATATGGGAGCGCCGAAGGTGGAAATGAATTGGGCGAACTAAGATGGGCAGAGCTTCTAATGCCGCCTGGCCCCACAACCACACTTATGGGAAACCTATGTTGGGCGGATGTAAAAAAGAAATATCCAGGTCAGTTCGATAACGTAAAAGAATACGAAGACAGAGTAAAACTAGAATCTGAAAAAAAGCAAAAGGGCGCTTCTAGCACAACGCTGATGGTAGAGACTGGCTGGGCTTATACGAAGAAGAATATATTATCCGAAGAGATGAAGATGGCAGTTGACAAAGCGAAAATGGTTTTTTCTTTGAGGTTGAATCGCCACAACTTCAACTTCAATCAGGATGGAACAATTGATTTGGACATCGATTTCAACTCCTCTATGGAAACAAGGGCCGGCGCTCCTGAGAGTGACGTACTGACACTAGGTTTAGATGGTAAAAGTGCGATACAGAAAGAGATCAAGAACCTAGAAACCAAAATAGGGACAGAAAACACTAGTGTTGCAGGCTTGGCATGCAAGATAGCTGAAGAGAAAGCAGCCGGCGCCAAGACTGATGGAAAATCACCACAGGAAATAGAAAAGAAAGCAAAGGAAGAGTGTCTGACAGAGTACAAGAAAGCATTGGCAGCGGCCAAGAAGGAAAGGCGCATTTCCAATTATGGGAGATTTGTGCAAAATCTCCTAAAAAAGGAAAGGCTTTTTAGGATAGTCGTAAGCGAAGAACAATATGAAGCCGGCCAGCTTCCACTAAGAAAGCCTCAGCCGGCCTCCAACCGTAATGCTGCTGATAAGCTAGCAGAAGGCACAGTAGCTGCCGAAAAGAAGAGGGGCAAGAAAAAGAGAAAGAGCAAGAGAGGTAAGAAAAACTCTGAACAGGCAGAGATAAAATCTGGCACACTCCTATCGAGACTGAGGGCTGAATTCAAAGCAGATAAATCTTTGAAGCGCGGCCAGAAGGCAGTATATTTTTTCTATCTCGGAGACTTGCTAGACTACTATACTGATGCCATGTCAAATTCAGCCAGAAATATGAAAAAGGATGAATCTGCCAACAAGGAAACTCCGTTTAGGATGATATTGGGAGAGTTCAACGTATATAATTATAAGGCGATAGTAAGGGACAAGATCAACATATATGATGCCGATGACGAGGAGTTGCTGGATAAAGAGAAATACGCGACACGGACCAACTTGGCGAACCTTCCCATTTCTCTAGATTTGTATTCGATGTGGTTCACTGATAAGATGGTCAACAAGGCAGACGAATTTAGTTTTAAAAGATTTATTGATTTGCTGATGCCAGAAGTCACATCGAACGCTTTGAGCGTTTTGTTGATAGTGATCCAAATTTGAATGAAAAGATTAGAATATCAGAAAAGGGGCTGCCCATTAAAACGTCAATTGCTTATGGAGCAAATAGCCTACTAGAGGAGCGAAGCCAGAATCACTACCCGATTGAAGCCAGAGATCTTTCTAACTTGGTTGGGGGCGAGAGCCCAATCTTGCTTGAAAGAGACCTTATTGGCAATCAGAATGGCGCCGCCGATTATATGATACTATATTCAAAGCGCTTGCCGGCAGGATTTACTGAAGTGAACGAAGCGGAGAATGCCAAGAGCGGCATATATCATTTTAGGCTGGGATCTGACAGGGGCATAGTAAAGAGTATCGAACTACAAAAGACAGACAACAAGGCAATACAAGCCAGAAACATAATGCACGCCTACAACCGGAAGGATGGGTATGGCCTTCTCCAAGAGCCATATGATGGTAATATTACGATATTTGGTGGAGCAATGTTTCAGCCGGGCCAGTATATTTACATTAATCCTACCGGGGCAGGACTAGGCACAGGGCTAGAAAGGCTTTCCATTGCTCACCGACTAGGGTTAGGGGGCTTCTATTTGATAACTAAAGTTACGACAGACTTGGAAGCTGGAATGCTAGAAACCAAACTGGAATGTAAGTTTGAGCACTATGGGAAACTACTGGGTGAGAAGTTTGTAGGAATAGATGCTGATAATAATAAGACTCGAACTGCCGTCAAGCTAACAGGAATTTCAGGCGGAGGTCAAAGAGCACCCAATAAAATAGAGGATCCTTCGCGCGGAGCCACGGGGTAACATAATATGGAAATAAGTTTCGGCTCCAATGATCTCCCCGCTAGCGCCTCTTTCAACCAGAGGTTAGCATACAAAAACAATTATCCGGCTGGGATAAATGAGTATAGAACTCTGGACTTCTGGTATGACGATATGTTATACGGCAGAGTCGATACGCAGGGCGACACCATCTATCCTTCCGAAGCTCGCTTGAAGCAACTAAAAACAGACGGCAATGAGTCGCTCTTCGCGCTAGACTTTGTGGTAGATGCTTATAATGGTTTCATTGGGGCGATGCAACAGCAAGAAAACAATGGAAACTTTATTCTTTTAGATGGTTCTGTTTTTGCTAGCCGCTTTACTGCTGTTCGTGGGTGGTATAATATCAATGAGAAATATGCTGCCTATATGAAGTTCTATTACGACAACAACATCTTTCCATACATGACGGATGAATCTAGAACTGATGAGATAGTTGATTTTGACGATTTCATTGAAGTTTTTACACGCTTGATAGAAGAGACGACCATAAATTCCCCATTTACTAGAACTGAGCTTATAACGAGCAAATACTCTTCCCCTCACAGCAGCGGATTATCTATTGAGTTTGCAGAGTCAGATCATGGAGAAGATTTCATAAAGGCTCTTGGATATATGAACAATATTAATTTTGAACTATATCGAGAGACCGCCAGACAGCATGGCTTTTCTGTTGATAAGAATGCGCCATGGCGCTTGACTGCTGATGTCGGCTCAAACCGAATGCAGGCTTATATGAAGAGATACGATGTTAGTTTTGAGACATTTTTTGACAAATATTTTTATAAGTCTCACCTTCTCGATATCGCCACGATGAAGGCTTACATATTTCAATTCTATGAATTTTTTGTTCAATCTTTTCCGGATGCTACGGTCCCGCTCGTCGAAAACGTAGGCGGCAAAAGTATTAGCTTGACAAAGCGGATGCCTCGTGCTACAATGAGCCAAGTAGAATACCGAGAAAGGTATGACAACCTCTTTTGGATACGGCTGTATATCTACGTGAGGGCGAAAGAGACAAACAGGAAATGGGATCAACACAAGTTTGATCAAACAGTCAAGAAAGCTAGTGATTTTTTTGTTTATAGTGGCGAAGCGGCTTTATTCAAATTTATCAACAAAGAAGTGAAGAGAGCGCCGGGTGAATTCTTCCGAGAGGAGGAGCCCAGAAGAGGCACTTTTAGGTTTAGAAGAAAGAGAGGGTAGTTTGCGGTTTGTTGTATTAGATTCAAAGAAAGAATGCTTAGGATACTATTACGATGGAAAGATTAACGATACTCCCCCCAACAACGCATCAACAACTTGGGATTACAGGCATCATCACCATGATGATAAATATGAGTATGCTTCTCTCTACGTGAAGGGCAAAAGCCTAACGGATTCATGTCCAGATTACATGAAGCCCGAATGGGATAAACTACAAGAGCAAAAGAAAGCATATCAGAATGCTATTACCAAGTCAAGAATAAACATTGACGACGTGTGCGCTTTTGATTTGATACCGGAGTGGTTTCTCAGAGAAATGTCGCAAGCAAAGTGTGACATCATCAAACATGTGGTAGAGGAAGTAGAGAAGCCTATCACTTACGACTTTACACTTCAACTAGAAAAGTTGTTTGGCGAGATAAGACAGAACACACTAAACTTGGACATGGAGTCCGTGAAAGATAGAATGCTCTTCCCGTCAGCCAAGAGCCTGATACAGAGAATCAAAAAGGCAGACAAGAGCATTCAGTACAGTCAGTTTGGCTCTATAACAGGACGCCTTGTTAGCACCAAGACCAGCTTCCCTATTCTAAACCTACATAAATCTTTCAGAAAGATGGTAAAGCCAAACAATGACTTCTTTATTGAGTTTGACTACAACGCAGCAGAGCTAAGAACTCTATTGGCTCTCTCCGGAGAGGAACAGCCTCAAGAAGATATGCACATCTGGAACATGAAGAATATCTTCAATAAAGAGATTACGAGAGACGAGGCAAAGAAGAAAATCTTTGCAGCCCTCTACAATTCTAAGAGCAAACAGAAATACTACAAGATAGAAGAAGTGGTGGCCAAACATTATAGTGCTGAGACCGTCTCAACGCCCTTCTATCGCACGATAAAGACTGACAGGCATCACGCCCTCAACTATCTGCTACAGAGCACTACAAGCGATCTGGTGCTGGAGCAAGTGCTAAGGGTAAATGAGCTTCTGAAAGGAAAGCGCTCGAAAATAGTTTTTTTGATCCACGACAGTTTTGTGCTTGACATGGCAGCCGAAGACAGGTATACTGTACCAGAGATCAAAAAGATATTTTCCGAAAATCGCTTTGGGAAGTATCTTGTCGGCGTCAAGGCTGGAAAAGACTTTGATTCTATGAAAGAGATAAAGTTATAATGAACGTTATAGGATTAGGCAGCGCAGGGTGTAATATAGCTGACAAACTATCAGGATATCCTCAGTACACCATTCACAAGATAGACGTCGGCCTCAAGAAGGGTAAAGGTAATCACCCTCTAACTAAACGATCCTCTACGGAGCAATATGAGGAAAAATTTCCCAAGAAGGTTTTTTCAGATTTGCAAAAGATAGAAGGGGATGCATTATTTATTGTTGGTGGCGGTGGAAGTGTTTCTTCTGCTTCTTTGAGGATACTGGAAGCTCTGAAGGGCAATAGGACAGAAGTTATTTATGTGAGGCCAGACACTTCATTTATGAATGAGGCTGGCGTAATGCTTGATAGGGCAGTTTTCAACATTCTTCAAGAATATGCCCGGTCTGGCATCCTTGAGAAATTATATATTGTATCTAATTCCGAGATAGAGAGAGTCGTTGGTGACCTTCCAGTCTCAAAATATCATGACAAGATTAATGAAATAATAGCGTCTACCATTCACATGGTAAATGTCTATCGAAACTCAGAAACGCCCTTAAGCAATATCGCAGAAGGGGCAGGCGTTTCAAGAATATCAACCATTGGGGTAGGAACGATGGAGAAGGTCATTGATCAAATGTTCTTCTCTCTCGACCATACATCTGAAAAGGTTTATTATTTCGCAATTAACAAAAAACAAATGGAGGAAGACAACCAACTATTGTTTTCGATAAAAAACAGAATAAGGCAAGACGATTCAACCACAAAGACTAGTTTCGGAGTATTCCCTTCTTTATATGAGGAGAACTACATATACATCGTTGCTAGCACAAAGATTATACAAGGAGTAGAGTATGAATAATGAAAAAGCCTATGTAGGCACCTTTCGAAAAAAGAACAACGACTTTAGAACAATGGTGTTCGTAAAGTTAGAAGATTTACCAGCTTCTTTTCTGGAGACGAAAATCAAAGGAAAAGAGACCGACAGAAAGTTGGCAGAAGGCTCAGAGCTGGTATGGGATGTTGAGAGCGATGGATTCCGAGTTTTTAATTGGAACACCATCATCGGAGAGGTCGAGAAATACAGCGCTTTTGAAGAAAAACGCACACCGACAGAAAAAACCTCTTGACAAATGAAAAATGATCTGTTACAATACGGGTTCACGAGCGAAAAACGCTTTTAAAAGGAGAAAAAATGGCAATTGACATGAAGAAAATGAGATCAAAACTAACTCAACTTAAGAGTCGCGGAAGCGGCGGAGGGAACTTTTGGAAGCCACAAGATGGTAACCAGACTATCCGCATTCTTCCTACGGAAGATGAAGACCCTTTTAAGCAGTTCTTCTTTCACTATAACGTGGGTGAAGGAGGAGGGTTCTTGTGTCCAAAGAATAATTTTGGAGACAATTGTCCAGTGTGTGGTTTTGTAAAGACTCTCTATCAGCAAGGTGATGATGAGAGCAAGGAAGTGGCCCGCGGACTCAATGTAAAGAGTCGCTTCTTTTCCCCTGTGCTTGTTCGAGGGGAAGATGATTCGGGAGTCCGTGTCTATGGGTATAGCAAGACCGTGTATGAAACACTACTTGGGCTTGTTCTAAACCCTGAATATGGTGATATTACCGACTTGGAGACTGGAGTTGATCTGGGTCTTCAATACGGTAAGCCACCGGGTGGAAACTTCCCCGTTACCAAGATTACCCCCAAGAGGCAATCTAGCTCGCTTTGTGATAAACTAAGCGATGATCAGTGTAAAGAAATGCTTGAGAGCATTCCTGATTTTAGCACTCTTTTCGAGCGACGCTCTTCGGAAGATGTGCAAAAGTTGCTGGATGAGCACATGGCTGGTAATAATGCGGAAGGTTTCTCTAAGGAAACTGAAAAGTACACCGACACGGAGAAGGTAGACAGCGCGTTTAACGAGTTGCTCTAGCGCTCCCGCTCCCACAGGGAGGCATAGGGTTATCAGGTGCCTCACTTTTTACAAGGATTCTTATATGGCAAGAAATAAAAGCAAGTCAGCAGGCAAACTAAGTATTGCTGAAATGCGAAATTTGATAAATAAAAAAGCCGGCATGACAGTTTCCCATGATCTAACTTCTAAGAATCCTTCCGAAGTTACTGACTGGATACCGACAGGCTCAACATGGTTAAATAGTATTATTTGTAGGGGCAAGACTGCCGGCATTCCAGTAGGAAAGATTACTGAGATCGCCGGCATGGAGTCTAGCGGGAAAAGCTACATGGCAGCGCAAACTTGCGCTAGCGCGCAGAAGAAAGGGATAGAGGTTGTCTATTTCGATTCTGAGTCTGCCATAGATCCATCATTTTTAGAGAGGAGCGGCGTCAATTTAAGTGAACTTTTATATACACAAGCAATTTCTGTTGAATTTGTCTTGGAAACTATAGAAGATTTGCTCAATTCTAATGACGCTAGGTTTCTCTTCGTGTGGGACTCTTTAGCATTGACTCCCGCCATTAGTGATGTAGAAGGGTCTTTCAACCCGAATGAATCGGTAGCAGTAAAGGCGAGAGTCCTGGCAAAGGGGATGTCAAAATTGATAGTGACACTGGCCAACTCTCAGTCAACGCTCTTGGTTCTAAATCAATTGAAAACAAACTTGCAGGTTGCCAACCCGAAATATGCAACTGATAGCGAAAAGTATACTTGTCCAGGTGGGAAGGCAATGAACTATGCTTATAGTTTGCGCGTCTGGCTCACAGGAAGAAAGGGCAAGAATAGTGTAATTTTAGATGACAAAGGGTATAGAATAGGAAATGAAGTTAAGGCACGTTTAGAGAAATCGCGCTTTGGTACGGCCGGCCGCATTTGTAACTTCAAAATTATGTGGGGTGGCGATATTGGGGTAAGGGATGACGAGAGTCTATTTGAAGCAATTCAAAGCTCCAAGCATCTGAACAATGCAGGTGCATGGTGGACCTTATCCTATGAAGACGGCAGCAAAGAAAAGTTTCAAGCATCCAAATGGCCACAGCTAATGACTGGAGAAAAGTTTAGGGACCGAGTGATGGCTATCCTCGATGAGGAAGTTGTTTTGAAATTCGACAAGAGATTGGTGGATGCCGATGTCTTTTATGAAGAAGAAGACGAAGAAGCGACGAAAGAAAGCGCGTAAGTTGTAAAAGTGCTTGACAAACTGCCTCTCATGTGGTATAATGTGCCACATGAGAGGTTTTTATGTTTCCAAAGAGGCACAAGAGAGCACTAGAACTCGCAAGAAGAGTGGCGTTTAGATCGACCTACTGTAGACAGCGCCACGGCGCAGTTTTACTAAAAGGTGGCACAGTAAGAAATGTATCTACAAACAGCATCAATTATTGCTCCTTTGCAGGAAGGTTCCGGCCGCATGATATGTGTGGCCATGCGACACAACACGCAGAGGTTGGAGCGGTATTAGGGCTGGATAGAAGCGTCACAGAGGGAAGCATAGTTTATGTTGTTAGAATAAATAAGTCTGGTGACCTGCTGCTATCCAAACCATGTCCAATGTGTGAGTGCATTCTAAGACATTGCGGCGTGAAAAAGGTGATATACTCTGTTAGTGATAAGGAAATAGGAGAACATAGAATATGACAGAAAAAGATAAAGATAAAGAAATAAAGAAGCTGCGCGAGACAATAGAGTTGTCCGTAGATGCACTTCATAAGAATATGGCAATTTTGGGATCTCTATATACAAAGATAGGAATTCTTGAAGCGAAAAACACTGAACTAGAACAAAAGGTGAAAGACCTGGAGGAGAAAGTATCTTGAAAAGACTAATGATTGTTGACGGAAATAATGATTTTGTTAGGCACTATATTGTCAACCCATCGCTGTCCACCAATGGCCAGCCAGTTGGTGGTATTGTGGGCTTCCTTCAAAGTTTACAGAAGCTTGATCGCTCAATCAAGCCGGATTCTATTGTCGTGGTGTGGGATGGCGCCGGCGGCAGCAAGAAGAGAAAGTCTCTTGTTAAAACATACAAGGAAGGCCGAAAGCCTATCCGCCTAAACAGAAACGTTAGGAACCTGGAGGCAAACGAAGAGACAGATAACCGGATTTGGCAGCAGGTGAGGATTTTAGAATATCTCAACAAGACTCCAGTAATCCAATTTATGAAGCCAGACATAGAGGCGGATGATATTGTTGCTTTTGTTAGCATGCTTCCGCGGTTCTCTGAGTGGCAAAAGGTTATTGTATCGAGCGACAAAGATTTCATCCAGCTATGTGATGATAACACCGTCCTTTTCCGCCCGATCCAAAAAGAAGTCTTGAACAAGAAGGCTATAATTAGCGACTTCTCTATTAGTCCGACAAACTTTGCATTGGCCCGAGCAATGGTAGGCGATAAATCAGATAACCTGCCAGGAGTTCCAGGTGTAGGATTAGCCACCGCTGCCAAGCGCCTGCCTTTTCTGGTAGAAGAAAAATCTTACTTTATTGAAGATGTCATGAACTACTGCCAGAAGAAAGTTGATGAGGATACAAACATTAGGTTTTATTCTTCGATCTTAGAACACGAGGATGTGGTAAATTTGAATTATAAGATGATGCAACTATATAGCCCAAGTCTGTCAACCCAAGCTGTGCGCTCTATAAGGGAGTCTCTCGAAAAGCACGAGCCAGAGTTTAGCGAGACTGAGGTTGTCAAGATGTTGTTCCAAGATGGCTTCCCCCAAATTAACTTAGATGAACTATATGCCACCTTCCGAAAAATAATCCGTGAGCACAAAGAAAGCTCTTGACGTTCTTTCGAAAATAGCGTAAACTGTCAAATATTGGAGCGTCAAAAGTGTTAGAGCAAGAGATTAAAACGTTTGGTTCTTTCGGGAAACCATTTCAAGAAGTATTAGCAAAATTGATATTAGAAGATTCGAAGTTCGCCACGCAGCTTGGTGAGATTCTGGATATCAACTTTTTTGAATTAAGATACCTTCAGGATTTCGTAAATAAGATTTATGTGCACAAAAAAGGCTACGAGGTGCACCCGTCAAAAGGAACTTTTGAGAGCATTCTTAAGAATGAATCGAAAGATGCTATCAGCGAGACACTGAGAAAGCAAGTAAGAGACTATTATGTCAAGATGGCATCTGGCCGCATTGATGAAGTAGATGAAGAGTATGTAAAAAGTAAAGCATTAGATTTCTGCAAGAAGCAGAAGCTTCAAGAGGCGATGCTAAAGAGCGTAAAGCTGATGAAGGAATCTTCTTTCGACGAGATCAGCAAGATAATCAATGACGCGCTCAAGCTAGGGCTGGATACAGACTTTGGATACAACTTTTTAGAAGACTTCGAGAAAAGATACGAACTCAAATATAGAAACCCAATATCAACAGGGTGGTTAGAGATCGATGATATTCTACGTGGCGGACTGGGAAATGGTGAACTTGGTGTCGTTATTGCTCCTACAGGGGTTGGCAAAAGTATGGTCTTGGCTCACTTGGGAGCGAAAGCAATCCTGGCCGGCCACAACGTAGTTCATTATACACTAGAGTTGCAGGACATTACCATAGGAAATAGATATGATTCTTGCTTGACGGGGATTCGACTAAACGAATTATATTCCAGGAAAGATGAAGTTTACGAAAAGATCAAGGAGACTCCAGGAAAACTTTTGATCAAAGAGTACCCTACAAAATCTGCAACAACAAATACCATACGCAATCATTTAGAGAAGTTACGGCAACGAGATTTTAAGGTTGATACCCTTATTGTAGACTATGGCGATCTTTTAAAACCTATTTTATATTCAAAAGAGAAAAGAGAAAACCTCGAAACTATTTATGAAGAGTTGAGGGGAATCGCTCAAGAATTTGAGTGCCCAGTCTGGACAGCCTCACAAACCAACAGGAGCGGAATAAACGCAGAAGTCATAACGATGGAAGCAATCAGCGAAGCGTTCTCTAAATGCTTTGTTGCGGATTTTATTTTTTCAGTTTCGAGGACGGGCACAGACAAAGTGAACAACACAGGTAGAATTTTCATTGCAAAAAATAGAAATGGTATTGATGGCATCGTGTTTCCAATTTTTATGGACGCATCAAATGTTGACATCAAGGTGCTGCCTCAATCTGAATTGCCAAAAGATGAGAATGGGCTGACAAAGCCTCAACAAATTTACAAACTACAAAGGGAAAAGGGAAAATAACATGGAACTATCCAATCAAATTTTGAGCGACATTACAATTCATATGAAATATGCCCGGTTTCAGGAACATCTAAGCAGGCGGGAGACGTGGGAAGAGTTAGTTACGAGAAACAAAGAGATGCACAAGAAGAAGTATCCGGAACTAAAGGATGAGATCGAAGAGGCATATGCCCTGGTTTATGAGAAGAAGGTATTACCTTCCATGAGATCGCTTCAATTTGGGGGAAAGCCAATTGAGATATCTCCAAACAGAGTTTATAACTGCGCATTTCTTCCTGTTGACGATTGGAGAGCGTTTAGCGAGATTCTTTTTTTGCTTTTAGGGGGTACTGGTGTTGGATATAGTGTCCAGACGCATCATATTGAGAAGCTCCCAGAGATCAAAAAACCAAACTTCGCCAAAAGGAAAAGGTACCTTGTTGGTGACAGCATAGAAGGGTGGGCAGATGCAGTTAAAGTTCTAATGAAGTCGTACTTCAAGGGCACCAGTGCGTTGGAATTTGATTATAGCGATATTCGAGAAAAAGGCTCTCTCTTGGTAACAAGCGGAGGAAAAGCGCCTGGCCCAGAGCCCCTCAAGACATGCTTACGCCAAATCAAGAGCATTCTAAATCATAAGGAAGATGGCGATCAGCTTAGAGCAATTGAAGTGCATGACATTATTTGCCACATTGCTGATGCAGTATTGGCTGGTGGTATCCGTCGTGCCGCACTAATTTCTTTATTCTCTGCTGATGATGAAGAGATGATTTCTTGTAAGTATGGCAATTGGCATGAAACCAATCCGCAAAGAGGCAGGTCAAACAATAGTGTTGTTTTGTTGCGCCACAAAATTGAAGAGGATTTCTTTTTTGAGTTGTGGGAGAAAATTAAGTTAAGTAATTCGGGCGAGCCAGGGATCTATTTCTCTAACGACAAAGACTATGGCACGAACCCTTGTTGTGAAATCGCATTACGGCCATTCCAATTTTGCAACCTTTGTGAAGTTAACGCATCCAATGTCGAGACACAAGAAGACTTGAACCAGAGAGTATCTGCGGCAGCATTTATTGGCACTCTTCAGGCAGGCTATACGGACTTCCATTATCTTCGCTCAAACTGGAAGAAGACCACAGAACGCGAGGCTCTTTTAGGAGTTAGTCTTACTGGCATTGCTAGCAACAAAGTACAGCAATTAGATATGAAGGAAGCAGCCAGATTTGCAACACAGATAAACAAGACAGTATCACAGGTATTAGGTATCAATCCAGCAGCTCGAATTACAACAGTGAAGCCAGCTGGAACTACCTCTTTAGCTCTTGGGTGCAGTTCCGGCATTCATGCGTGGCACAATGAATATTACATTCGCAGAATAAGGGTGGCTAAGAATGAATCGATTTATGGGTATCTCCTCAAGAACCACCCAGAGCTAGTAGAAGACGAGTTCTTTCGGCCTCACGATACAGCAGTTATTTCAGTACCACAAAAGGCGCCAGAGGGAGCAACTCTGAGGGTAGAGTCTCCTCTTGACTTGCTTGAGAGAATAAAGCACTTTGCAAAGAACTGGATCAAGCCAGGGCACAAGAGAGGCTCCAATACACATAACATTTCAGCGACTATCTCTATCAAAGAAGATGAGTGGGAAACCGTCGGCAAATGGATGTGGGAAAACAGGAAGTTTTATAATGGTATCTCAGTCCTTCCTTACGATGGAGGCACATATGTGCAGGCACCATTTGAAGACTGCGATGAACTAACCTACGAAAGGATGATGAGATCCCTAAAAGAAATTGACTTAAGTAAAATCAAAGAAACGGAAGATAACACGGACTTACGAGGAGAGCTTGCTTGTGCAGGCGGAGCGTGTGAAATAAGATGAAAAAACTTATGACAGAATGGCGAAAGCATCTCAACGAGATGATATCAACTAGAGAGTTGGAAGATTTTGATGCAAAGTACAAGAATCCTGAAAATGTTCAGATCCTAGCGTCAGAACTGCTTGATTTAGGTTGGGCGCGAGAAGCAGTCGAACATCACAAGACTGAAATTCCGCCTTTTTCGGAAATTAGAAATGTTATATTGAACCTAGAGAAGTACGATGCGCCAAAAACAGCAGAAGTAGTCAATGCTGACGAACTTTTTGTTTCAGGCGACAACATGAGAGACAGGGAACAGAAATATCAAGATTATAAGTCGGGAAAGATAGACAGGTATTTTCGCGATAGCGATAAAGACCCAGACGGCATTGATTTTGCGAACCTGCCCCCAGTCACGGCAGTGGAAGAACCCGATGGCAGACTCGAAGTTGCTGACGGCAACCATCGTGTTTTCTTGGCGAAGAAGTCTGGTGCGAGTGTGCCGGCATGGATAATAAGATTAAAAAAATAAAAAGCTTGACAAGCGCTCTGTTCTGTGCTATAATGCCAGAACAGACTAAACTAATAAAGGAGTGATAATGTCTAATAGTAACTTAAAAGTTGTCAAAAAAGAAGAAGATGAAATAACAGCAAAGGAAGATCGGATTACCGATTATGTTAAGTCCCTTGTCGCCATCGAAGAAGAGATGGAACCATACAAGGAACAGAAGCGAGCCCTAAAAAGCAACTATGTAGAAAATGGCTGGCTGAGTAAGGATGAAATTAGTATCGCCATAAAGGCGTTACGCCTAATGAAGAGTGATGTTGATCTTGAACAGATTCAAGACTTCATTGATCTATATAAGAAAACAAAGGTGGGATGATGAGAGAGTTCGCTCCCTGTAACAGACATTTGTCGATAGTGAGGATTGAAGATGAGGATTCCAAAGAGGAAAATGTTACTACGAAGGTATTATTGCCTGATGAGTATAAAGCTTCTAAAGATCACGGTACTTATAGGGTTGTGGGCTCTGCTCCTGACTGTTTGCAAGAATTTAGAACTGATAGCCTCGTGGTTGTAGAGGAGCACCTTGTAAGGTCTCTTAGGGCAGATAAGGAATATCTTATTATTCCAGAGGGTGCGGTTTTGATGGTGTCAAAGTGAGCGATAAGCTAGACCTGACCTTTCGGTTCTCTCACACTCATCCGAGAGAGCCGAAAGCCATTAAGATCAAGAAAGATCTGTATGGCGATGGCATTGGTTCAGTAGAATATGTGGAACACATGGGCAGCGATTTATCAGTGGTAAATTCTGCCCGTGTTTCATTTGGTGCTCAAAAAGAGAAACTGGATAAGAAAGATGAAAAGCTCATTTCTTATCTAATCAAACATAAGCACACTTCTACACTTGAACACTGTCTTATTACCTTTCGCTTTGTGGTCCCTCTGTTTGTGCGCTCACAACATCACAGGCACAGAACTTGGTCATATAATGAAATATCTCGTCGCTATACAGACGTTGATATCAATTTCTACGAACCAAAAGAGTTTAGGACGCAGCATGAGAGCAACAGGCAGGCAAGCAATGAGAGTGATTTGGTTGACCCTTTTTTATTGGGCTCTTCCTATCCTGCCTCGCAAGCAGTAAGAGAACACCATGTGATATCAATAGACTTGTTTGATAGACTTATCAATGCAGGCGTTTGTCGTGAACAAGCAAGAGGCATCTTGCCGCAGAATATGTACACACAATACTATGGCACAGTAAACCTAAACAACTTACTAAAGTTTATTGACTTGCGAACTCACGAAGGAGCACAGTGGGAAATACAAAAGGTCGCTGAAGCTTGTTTGGAGATAGCAACTGAATTGTTTCCTATTACTGTCGGTGCATATAGAAAGGAAAGAAAATGAAAAAGGTTCATTTGTGGCAAAACGGAAACGCACTTTCAGACAAATTCGCTATAGTTGATGATGAAGATTATGATATGGTAATTAATTTTGCAATGAAGTATAAAAAGGATGGTTCTCCATATAAAAATACCGGGAAGTGGTTTGGGTGGAAGATGACACCTCAAAGCGGATGCTATTATGCTTGCCTAGGCAATAAAACCACTACAATGCATAGAGTAATCACGAATATTTCTGATAGCAACATGTGTGTTGATCATATCAATGGCGACACCTTAGATAACCGAAAAGAAAACCTAAGAATTTGCAGCAGATCAGAAAACTCAAGAAATAGAAAACTTCGATGCGATTCTCGCTCGGGGTATAAGGGTGTATACGAGCAAGTGAAACCCACGCGCGGGAGGCAGTCATATACTAAAAAAGATGGTGAAGTGTCGCTTTATGAATATGAATGTATGCCGAAAAAGAGATTCACTGCATATACGGGAAACGGACGCGGCGGTCATATCCAGAAAGGGCGCTATCTAACTGCCGAAGAGGCCGCCATGGCAAGAGACATATTGTTCATTAGAAAGTGGGGAACGTCAGTCCCAGAAAGGGAGTTGAACTTTCCAGAAAAGTTAGAAGAGTACCTCAAAGAAATGATAGAAAGAAAATGATCCCTCCTCACGATAAGATAATCATTGGAGGCAGTCTTGCCTCTTTACTTTATGGGTACTACAATGACATCCCAGTCATTTATGTGAAACCAAGAGTACCTCTCTTTTATGAGGAGGACGAGGAAGGCAACTCAAAAGAGTTTATGTGGAGGGAGCTAGCATTTCAATTATCAATGGCTGGCTTGATGCCGATGAGTGACAAAGCGGTGGGCCTTAGAGTAGAGGAAGGAAACTTACTCAAGGTCTTTACGGAAGGTGCTTACTATGCTTCATACACGTTCAACGAACTTGTTGTGTTTGATGACGAGAAACTAGAAGGCTGGGAAGGGACTCTTGAGAAGGAAGATAGATACAGGGTGCTAGACTGGATAAACGATAGGCGCAGCTCTCCTCACAATGTAACACACTTGCAAACGGAAGATGATTTTGTGAAACATGTTTATTTTTATCCTTCGAAAAGAATACCAGGAAATTGGAGTGAAAAGAAGGACATCCTTACGGTATCCTATCTTACAAAAGAGCAGGTGTCGCATATAGAATACTCAGATATCTATGTTAAGTTCAAAGTTTTAGATATGATGAAGGGTGCTGGCATTCAAGGGAAGAAGAATGGCAAGAGCATAAAGGATCCAACCAAATCTAATCGCCTCTCCATCAAAATAGAAACAGAGAAGAGGGAGACGCAGAGGGTGATAAAAGAGCCTTATTTGGAAGAGGAGCTGCTTGCCAATTATAGAGACAAAGAATCAAAGAATAAGAACATACGCAAGTTAAGGAAATATTTGGATGGATGGCAAAAGTTTTGATACAACATATTTCAGCTTAGCAGGAGTTATTCCTGTTGCTGGCCAGCCATTAGATTATAAGTTTCCATGGCACGATAGTTTGATGCCAATTGGAAACAACTATTTGGCAGTAGAAAGAAGTGTCTACGAATGCGCAATGGCGGGCTGTGAGAGCATATGGATTGTTTGCCACAAAGAGATGCAGTCTATTATAAGACATAGAATAGGGGACTGGATATTAGACCCTGCAACTCACCCCTCAATTAAGCACCATTTTGTTTGGCAACCATCAGACCATAGAAAGTTTGTTCCAATCTACTATGTGCCCATTCACCCAAAAGATAGAGATAAGAGAGACTGCCTGTCTTGGAGTGTAATATACGGAGCCATGAGAGCATTCTCACTATCAAAGATTATAAGCAAGTGGGTAGTTCCAGACAAGTATTACGTTTCTTTCCCTTTTGGCGTTCATTATACACACGATCTTAGGAAGCAGAGAAAGAACATATCAAATAAGAAGAAGTTCTATATGACATACAATGGGAAGACAGTAAAGGACGGTGAGTATTTATCTTTTACGTTTGATGCCGAAGACTGGAAGAAGTTCCGCAGAGTCATTAGAGGGGGCACAGGAAAGTATAGTCCGGACTCCTATTATGATGAAAAAGAAAACACTGTAAAAGGGGATAAGTTACCAGTTAGTGAGAGATATAGTGCCAAGAACTTCCCTATAGAAAAGGTCTTTGGCTGCGTTGATACAACAGATCAGAACACGTATGAGGTTGAGTGGCATCACAATATAGACAACTGGGAAGGCTATTGTAAATACATAGGGAGCGAAGAAGCGAAGAAGATTCAAAGGCCAAACTACATCCTAAAGTATCACGAACACAATCCTTTTGGAAAAGACAAAGAAGAAATCGTCAGCCCTCCCGAAGAAAGCACTTGACATATTCAAAAATATGTGCTATACTACCATTCCGCGACGGACAGCACAAGGCGAGAAATAGGAGTTTTGGTGAAAAGAAAAGTAAAGAATAAAGAATTTTTAGATTCTTTGAAAAAGTATTTTGAAGCAGAAGTAAGTAAGAACGTAGCTACTCTTAAGTTATACCTGGATGACCCGCTAGCGGTAGCCGATCATGAAGGTCTTGTCGAGAGTATGATTAAGCTAACTCATAAGGTAGCAGAAGCAGAAGAAGCCCTAGCTACACTAGAAATTCATTTCGAGTAGAAAGTTAAAACAACATGGAAAGAAAAGAATCAAAGCTCCCCTTTGTTGGTCTACACGCACATAGTGTGGCAAGCGTATTTGACGGATTGGGATACCCATCAGAGCATATGGATTTCGCCTATAATAATGGCATGGATGCTTTAGCTCTTACTGATCACGGGAATATGAATGGCTTGGCCTATCAAGTGATGCATGCCAAGAAGATGGAGAAAGAAGGCAAAGACTTCAAGCCCATCTTTGGTGTGGAGGCATACTTTCTCCCTTCCGTTGCGGAATGGAAAGAGGACTATAATCGCATTCGCGAAGAAAAGATCAAGCTAAAGAAGAGGATCACCAAAGATGAGGAGACTAGTGGCGCCACGATTGAAGTAGAAGAAGACACGAAGGCTGCCATTAAGAATATCCTAAACCGCCGCCGCCACTTGGTATTGTTGGCGCAGAACCAGACAGGATTATATAACCTGTTTCAGCTAATCTCTAAGAGCTACATGCAAGAGAACTATTACAGGTTTCCTCGCTTGGACTATGCACTACTCAAAGAACACAATGAAGGGATTATTGCTTCTTCTGCATGTCTTGGTGGCGTGTATGCTGGAGACTTTTGGCAGAATAGAGAGCAGGGCGATGATGCTGTCCTAGATGCCATGAGGGAAACAAGCAAGTCCATGGTAGATATCTATGGAGATAGGTGGTATGCGGAGATTCAGTGGAACAGGATCAAAGAACAACACGAATTAAATAAATATGTCATTCAAGTTGCTGAAGAGTTTGATATTAAGCTAGTCAGCACTGCCGACAGTCATTACCCTAATCCCCTGCTTTGGAAACAACGAGAGATCTATAAGCAGATTGGATGGAAAGGATTCCAGAGTGAAAGCAAGCTTCCCGATAGCATTGAAGAGATGCCTTACCAACTTTATCCAAAGAATGGCGATCAAATGTGGGATTCGTACAAAGAGTATTCCAAAGATTGCGGATTCGAATATGATGATAATGTGGTACGCGACTCTATCACCGAAACACATCACATTGCCCATGAAAGAATATCCCGGTTCCTACCAAGCAACGAGGTACGGCTTCCAAGTTTTGTGGTCCCCAAAGATAAAAGCGCCGCCGCAGCCCTTATTGATTGCGCAACTGAGGGACTTCAGCATGCCGGCCTTAGTAAAAAGACCGTTTATGTAGAGAGGTTGAATGAGGAGTTGGAGGTAATCAATGCTAACGACTTTGCTCAATACTTTTTGACAATGAAAGCAATTGCTGATATCGCTTCATCCAAACAGTTGGTTGGTACCGCTCGTGGTAGCGCTGCTGGCTCTCTAGTCTCTTATGTCCTTGGCATCACACAGATTGACCCCATTGAACACAACTTGTTGTTTGAGAGGTTCATGACAAGGAACCAAAAAGATATCGGGTTTCCCGATATTGACTATGATGTTTCAGATCCGATGGAACTCAAGGAAGATTTGATCAAACGATGGGGAGAGGACAAAGTTATTCCAATTTCAAACTGGAATACTTTGCAACTGAAATCTCTTATCAAGGATATTAGTAAGCTTCAAAACATCCCCTTTACAGAAGTGAATACGGTTACAATGAGGATGATGCAGGAGGCAACTCCACCAGCTAAGGCAGCGAAGGGTATCACTTCTGGTATGTATATTCCTGACTTCGAAGAAGTGAAGAAATACAGCCAGTCGCTTCAGGACTATTTTCGTAGATATCCTGAAGTGGCAACTCATGTTGACGTTCTATATGGACAGATCCGCAGTTGTTCACGACACGCTGGAGGCGTTGTTGTGGGGGACAACCTAGACAAGTATATGCCGCTCATTAATAGTGGTGGCGTGAGGCAGACTCCATGGAGCGAAGGCCAGAACGTTAGACACTTAGAGCCCATGGGTTTTATTAAGTTTGATATCCTTGGACTAACCACATTGCGAATGATGGAAGGAGCAATCCGCCACATACTCAAACGTCATTATGACAACAAGGATCCATCTTTCGAGGAAGTGAGGGACTTTTATAATAAGAAACTTCATCCGAAGAAGATAGACTTGAAGGACAAGAAGGTCTACAAGAATGTGTTCCAAAAAGGCAATTGGGCTGGAGTCTTTCAGTTTACAGAAGGTGGAGCACAGAGGCTTTGCCAGCAAGTAAAGCCAGAGAACATTGTTGATCTATCTGCTATCACAAGCATCTATCGTCCAGGCCCATTGTCGGCAAAGGTTGACAAACACTACATGGAAGCCAAGAGCGATCCAAGCAGCATCAAGTATGCACACAAGATTGTGAAAGAAGTCACAAAGGAAACTTATGGGTTCCTAATCTTTCAGGAACAAATCGCTATGTTGGCTCATCGTCTTGGAAAAGATATTTCTCTGGATGAAGGAAACATCCTAAGAAAGATTCTCACCAAGAAAGGGAGCAAGAAGGATAAGGTCAAGGATGGTATCTATAATAGATTCATTGCTGGGTGTGAAGAGAAGGGGATGACTTTCCGTTCTGCTCAAAAGCTTTGGGAAACATTTGAATACTTCTCAGGATATGGTTTCAACAAATCACATGCTTTGAGCTATAGCATTCTATCGTTTCAGTGTGCTTGGCTGCTGACATACTATCCTGTTGAGTGGATGTCGGCGTTCTTAGATAAAGAACCAGAGGCTCGCAAAGAGAAGGCAATCAACATTGCTCAAAGCATGGGTTTTGGCATCGAGAGACTAAATATCAACACCAGCGGTCTTACCTGGGAAATATCAGAAGACGGCAAGACTCTAATCCAGCCCCTGACTAGTGTTAAGGGGATGGGCGAGGCAGCGATTAAAGAGATTATAAACTACCGACCATTCAATACCATTGAAGAGTTTTTGTTTCACGATAGGATGTCATATTCTAAAGTAAATAAAAAGACTTTGGATGTGCTGGTTCGCTCGCAAACACTAAACAGTCTCATGGATGATAGGTTTAGCGGGATGAAGCACTTCTGGACGGCAGTAGCAAGCGAGCGGCCAAGAAAGGAGAAGAACCTTTTAGAGAACATAGAGAAGTATGTAACAGAAGGCGACTTCACTCCAGAGGAGAGATTACAACACTTGATTGACTTGACAGGGTTGTTTCCATTTGACTTGGTTATGTCAGATGAGATCAAGGTGAGACTAGAGGAGAAGTTTGTTCCCCCTATTAGTGAATTTGATCCTGACTTGGGCTTGGCGTGGTTCATTCCACGCAAAGTGATTCCCAAGAAAACAAAGTTTGGAAAGGACTGGTGGCTGGTTGAAGTTATTGATGACAACAGCACTGTCACCGCGATCAAGTGTTGGGGAGTGAAACCTGGAACGGATGTCATCCACCTCAACCGACCATACATAGCAAGACTAGAATGTGATCCCGTGTGGGGATTTAGCACTAGAAGTGTACGACATACTTTTAGATTATTAGGATAGGAGAACCATGAAGAATATTGTGAGTGTAAAAAAGAAGAGGTTACTTTTGATTATGGAAATGCGGCTCTCATTGATGATTTTGTCAAAGTGTTGAACAAAGAAGGTAATACCCTGAAGTGTTACAAGATCTATGATATTGAGGCGGCGATAAACGCAACGGGGTATACTTATAAAATGGCTGACGGATATGAAAGTGACTTCTCTTCTAAAAATGGGTGGGTGTATTGTCTCACTATCGACCGTCGCATAGTTAAGATAGGAATGACAGAGGTGACACTGAAAAGTCGCTTTAGTTCCTATTGCGCAGGCACGCTTAAAGCCCGACAAAAAGGTACCTGCTCAGTTACCAACTACTATTGCTCTGAAACTATACGAACTTGTTTGCGTGCGGGGAATAAGGTGGAAGTATTTGCGTGGCATGCCCCGGACATGTCGGTGGAGATAATGCTTTTTGGGAATCCAGCCAAGGCGCTTGCAAAGACTGCATACTTGTATGAAGATGCGTGGATGAGTCTTTACGAGAAAATAAACGGGTCGAAGCCGGCGCTCTGTAGAAATACGAGCAAGAGTATGATAGTGGAAAGAAAATAGTATGAATATATATGACAGCACTTTTGCGGACTTAAAGAAGAACTTTGATGACAATTTAAATGTAGATAAATCTACTTATTTGACTTCCAACGATGAACCTACTCCAATTGGGTGCGTTGAGGAGATGTTGAATAAAATACCTGATGCCGCATGGAGCAATGATGTTAAGATATTAGATCCGTGTTGCGGCAACGGAAATTTTCATCTTTTTGCATGGGACAAATTAAGAAAGATGGGAGTAAGTGACAGCGATATAGTTAAGAAACATCTTTATTTTAACGACACCAATCGAGAGAGATTAGAGAATGTAAAAAGACTTTATGGTGCAGAAGCAAATATTACATATTTAGATTTCTTGCAGTATCCTGAAGATCAAAAGTATGATATTATATATGCCAACCCTCCTTACGCTAAGTTTACGATTGAGGGTAAAAGAGCTAGCAAGAACCATACGATGGTGCGAGATTTTCTTTCCAAATCACTCAAGTTGTTGAAACCGGGGGGATATCTGGTGTATATCGTGCCTGATAATTGGATGTCGTTTGCCGACAGGAATACTGTTATCAAGGAACTTACAAAATATCAGTTCGTGCACCTTAATATACACGGAGCAAAAAAATGGTTTCCAAAGATAGGAAGTTCTTTTACGTGGCTTGTTCTTCGAAAGACGCCGGGCCTTCACCACTTTAGGGTGGAGTCTACTTATCGTGGAAAAAGATTTACAAGCTACGTTAAACCAGGGGAAAGATCTTATATGCCTCTCCTGTGGACGCGGGAATCTCAAAGTATCTTTGATAAGACTATAGACGCCCCAGGAGAAAAGTTCAAGGTAGAAACATCAAGCGATTTGCATAAGTATACAAAGAAAGAAAATATCTCCGCTGACCGGAGTCCAAACTTTAGATATAAGTTAATTCACACACCTAAGCAGACAGTGTGGGGGGACAGACCACACAAGTTTCAGGCGGGGTATAAATGCTTTATAAGCACTACAGATAAATACGCTACTTTTGTGGATGCGTGTGGAATGACCCAATCGATTGCATTCGTGCGGTGTAAGGACAAGGAAGAAGCAGAATCAGTTTCGGGAATACTAAATCATAAATTATATGTATTTTTAAATAATTTGTGCCGCTGGGGTAATTTCAACAATATTAGAATCCTCCAAAGGTTTCCAGTTCCTGCTAACGCAGCGGATATTTATGGATCTTTTGGAATAACATCCGGAGAGATAGAATTCTTAGAAGAGATTGTCGGCAAATAGGATACATTAAGGATGAGATTAATTATAATAACAACTCTGTTGTGTTTAACGGGTTGTGGTACCAACCCCCGAGTGGCTTGCAACGCAGGTGTTTGGGGCGCGGGATTTAAAAATGGTGGTGTAGCGGAGAATTGCACCCAAGGAGATAACAAGTGAAAAAAATTATATTTGTGGGCATTTTATGCTTGACATCGTGTGGAAAAGATGATAGAGTAAGGTGTGCCGACTTGGACGGGGGAACTGTCGATGGCGGCGATGCTGGATGCGTTGAAGATCAAATCATCGCATTTCCAGATATGTTAGTGCATTTTGAACGATAGGAGAAAAGATGATTAGAATTGAACTCGTAAGAGATCCAGATGGAAGAGAAGATGATTTTACAATCATTGATTATGATGGTGACTTGAAGTCATATAACGAAACTGAGTTTAAAGTGGACATCGATGGGGATAGCGTAAGCATTATTCCGAGGCAGATTCCATTTTACTCATCAAGAGGATAAGATGATTTTAGAATATGTTAGAACGAGAGAGAATGTTATTCCGCCGACTAGGGCAAACCCAAGTGATGCTGGATTAGATCTGTTTTATAATCCAGCAGACGGGCAGGAAATAACACTACAACCAGGATGCACAGCTTTATTCCAAACTGGATATAAGTTCGGCATTCCACATGGCTATTGTTTGGAGGTAAAGAACCGTTCAGGTAATGCCTCTAAGCGAAGTTTGCTTGTGGGCGCCTGTATCATTGACCCTGGCTACGATGGAGAAGTTTTTGTTAATCTACATAACGTAGGCAAAGAAGAACAAACAATTTACTTGGGTGATAAGATCGCTCAAGTGGTAATGTATCCAGTTGTGCACTTCAAAGCTTTTGAAAAGCATGATAGTGATCTATACAACTATTATCCTATCGCGATGAGTGATAGGAAGGATGGTGCTTTAGGTAGCACAGACAATAAAAGTCGTCAGCTCGACTTAAAATATGCTGATTTGCATTTCGATCACGAAGGTGAGAGATAAAGGAGAAAAAATATGAAAAACATTATGTATGTTTTAGTGGCTTCCTTGCTAGGAAGTAGTGCGGCGTATGCTGGCTCTCATGCGAGAGTAACGGCTACGGGAAAGGTTGACCTCAAAGGGGTTGACATTACAGTGGAAGAGCAAGTGAGGGAGAATATCGATATCAGTAACATCGATCCTCTTTCGTTGCCTGAATACAACCACACTCAGCTTACTCTTAGTAAGACGTTTACTGATATTTACACCCTAAAAGGGACCAGTGTTACTATTGGGGCAGCCGGCCGCAACGCAATTGCGGGTGGTGAAACTCTCAATCGTTTGCAGCTTGACGGGGAAGCAAAGTATAGTTTCCGCGGCTTAGGGCTGGCTCTAGGAAAGAGTGTCCAACAAAATGTTGATAGTGCAAATATTGCAAATGTCGGCTTGGGCTCATTTGTCATGAGAGACAAGTTGACGTTGGACTATTCCCATACGTTATATGATTTGACTTTTGGTGCACACGTTGGTGATGAAGTATTTGTCAGCGAAGGTGGCCTTGTTGAAAACCGTGCGCTAGTCGGGGCATCAGTAACTGCACTCGATAACGTTACTTTGGTAGCAGAATACTTCTTGCAAACGCAAGGAGACCTTCTAACGCCCAACTTGCAAGTGTTGGGTGACCATGAGAATGCGCACGTTGTTGCGCTAAACGCAATCGTCTCCTTTTAGTTAGACGATTTTTATGCGCCTCAACCGGCTAGCATATAGGTATTCCTTATGCTCCTGACCGGGAGGGCAGGATGGCGCAATGAACCCTCCCATTTTTGCGGGAATAACTCAGTGGTAGAGTGCAACCTTGCCAAGGTTGAAGTCGTGGGTTCGAATCCCATTTCCCGCTCAGTCAACATAATATAGAAAGAAAGGCTCTGAAAATGGATAAGCACACTAAAGATGTTATGTTCAGTAGCAAAGATATGGAATGGGAAACCCCGCAAGATTTTTTCGACAAACTAAATCGAGATTTTAACTTTGATTTGGATCCATGTGCAACGAAAGAAACTGCAAAATGTAAGGACTATTATACCGAAGATGATGACGGACTGGCTAAAGATTGGGGTCCGTGTAAAACAGTATTTGTTAACCCACCATATGGACGAGACATAAAGAAGTGGGTAAAAAAGGGATATGAGGAATCCCAAAAGGATAAAACGACAGTTGTAATGCTCATGCCGGCCAGAACTGACACTTCTTATTGGCACGAATACTGCATGAAAGCATCTCAAATCTTTTTTGTAAAGGGAAGATTGAAGTTTGGAGGTGCAAAAACAGGAGCACCATTTCCTTCTGCTGTGGTGGTTTTCAAGTGGTATTTCAATGGGCCCTTTCCTAGTATGGCGTCAATTGATAGGTAAAAGAACTATTTATTAGTGTGTTCTTAAGATACTTATCTTATTCTTTATTGGGTGCAGCTGTTATGAGTGCAACAATAATAGGATGCTTGACGGTCAAAGACAAAGTGTTGCAACTAAACAGGAAGCCAAATTGTTTGGAGCCCAACGAGATAACAAGAATACCAACTTTCAAGTATGCATACCAAACGCAGGCAGACTGTGAAATACCAGATAAAAATGATGTTTCTTTGGCACTAACAGTTTTTTACATTTACTGGTATGATGAGTTCGGAGACACTGGAGACTTAATCTTGGAAAATCTAAATGAAATGTTTATTGAGTGGTCACCGGAGCTAATGACTTTTAATAATGGTTATGATATTAATGGAAATTTTATTGCAGAGGGAAAGGCTTCCGGCTTAGCATTCGGGAAGAAACATATTCAGGTATACCTTGGGAAAGAAATGGAAATATATGAAACGTCACTCGTGCACGAACTTATACACGCCTCAATTCGCGCACTAAACCACATACACGGAGATCCCGATCATGAAGGGAAGAAGTATGAAGGCTGGACTTTCAAGCACACAAAAATGATAAAAGAAATCAATGAAGAACTGAAATATATGATGGAGCCAAATGATGCCAAAAAAGATTAAGAAAACAACACTTACTAAGAAGCAAGCAGAAAAAGATCTAAGAGATAAACTAAACATGTTTGACAGATTGCCTGAAGAGTGCACTGCATGCCAAACACCATTTGATAAACAAAACAGAGATATGGTCAAGTCTTGGAATGTTGTTGTAAGAACGAACGAAGATGCAGTGAGGATATACTGCCCAACATGCTGGGAGACAGCGATATCAGTAGTAAAAACTATTACGGAGGAAGAGTGAGAGACCTAAAGACAAAACAAGATAAATTTTGGGGCAATACAGATAACGATCCCAACGACGCAGGAGACAACAATGAAAATCAAGTCTCCACGACAAACAACAGAATATATTTTTATTCAGAGGTAACAAGGCCAGACTGCCTAAACCTCAATAGAAACATCCAGACTCTATCAGATGCGATGGTTAACACATCCCATAGCTATGGCGTGTCCATTCCCCCCATCAAACTACATATAAATTCTTATGGTGGAAGCGTCTTTGCCGGGCTGTCGTCTGTTGATTATATTGCCTCTTCGAAAGCACCCATACATTCTATCGTTGAGGGTTGCGCAGCTAGCGCAGCTACAATAATGAGTGTCGTTGCAGAAAAGAGATATATGCGGAAAAATGCTTACATGCTGATCCACCAACTTTCTTCTGGAATGTGGGGCAAGTACGAAGAGCTAAAAGATGATATGGAAAACAATGAGCGCCTAATGGAAACAATTAGGGACATCTATGCTCACCATACAAAGATACCAAAAAAGAAGCTAAATGAAATACTAAAGCACGATCTTTGGTTTGACTCAGATACCTGTCTAGAGTATGGGTTGGTAGATGAGATACTCTCCTAATGATTATTGGGTTTGAGGACGCCGACGACACATATGCTAAGTTGCTAATAAGGCTTAAGCACGAAGGAATAACTAAGCGCGAGTTTTTTCGCGGAGTAGTGTCATCTTTTTTGGAAGAAGATCCGTCTTTCATGCAATATATTCTTGAGTTCAAAAAAAGAAAACATTTATATGTCAAGAGCAAACAAAAAGTCCTTGACAAGGAAAGGGAAGTGTGCGATAATACTGAGAAGCAGTTCGGCTTATCCAATGATGAGATAGAGGACTTGTTTGATATGTTTGAAGAAGAAATGGATTTATAAAATGAAAGATTGTGCTAGCGAATGCTTGAAGAAGAATGAAGGATGTAAAAAAGAAGAGTGTCGTTTGTGGATAGACTATAAAGAAGATAATAATTGCACTCTCATAGCTATAAAGAAACACGGAGAAATGACTCTAATGGAAGTAGCAGAGAGAATGAAGGTTAGTTTTGTAAGGATAAAACAGATACAAGACAAGGCAGTAAAGAAAATAAGTAAGGAAAAGTTCGAAGAAGACCTTTTTACACAAGAAGATGGTTTTTTTTGAAAACTGGATACTATTTACCTTTGTTAACATTCCTGTGCCTTTCTTGGGCATTTGAAAAGGAGATATCTCAATGTCAAAGAAGAAAGTATTAATAGAAGAAGGTACAGTCCGCCAGTTTATGAAATTGGCGAACCTTACTCCACTATCCGAAGAGTTTGTTTCCGGCCTATATGAAGAGGAAGTGGTCGAGGAAGGTGAAGAGGAAGTGGTCGAGGAAGGTGAAGAGGAGGTGGTCGAAGTTGCTCTCAAAGAAGAGCTAGAAGACCCTGCTTTAGAAGACGTGGCACTAGAAGCGCCACCAGAAGAAGGGGGTGAAGACCTAGGTTTAGAAGAGCCAGCTCCAGAAGAAGGGGGTGAAGATAAATCTGCTGTTGTTGCTGACGCACTACAAGTTATTGCTGATGCGCTTAGTGATGCCGGCGTTGACGTAAGTGTCGAAGCTGGCGGAGAAGAAGAAGCTCCACTAGAAGAGCCAGCTTTAGACGCAGCTCCAGAAGAAGAGATACCTTTACCAGATGAGGAAGCCCCAGCTAATATGGGCACCTATGAAGAGAACATGGAGAACGCTGTCTCTGCCATTGCCGAAAGGGTGATGAATAGAATTACTAAAGAGAAAAAGAAAGAAGACGCAGCATCTCTTGTTGCTGAGCGGGTTATGAAAAGAATTGAAAAAATGAATAAGAAATAAAATAATCAATTTCATTTTCAATAACAATAGAATAAGCCACCAAGTTCCGCTTGGTGGTTATTTTTTTACTTGACAGACTATAAGAATTGTTGTAAACTATTTATATAGAACGCTTATGGAATATCTTCAAAAATGTTGGAATCTATTAAAAGAACGTGTAATAAGCTTTATTATGCCCTCATCTTATTCACTCTCACCCGTCGCAATAAGGCGCAATGGGAGAAATGCCTCGAACTACAGAAGAAGAGGCAGTTCGCAGAGCTGGCAAGAGCGTTTATGAAGTTTCAGTATATGGAAAAGAAGATCAAATCAATGAAGGAAAGAATATAATATGGACACCAAACTATTATTAGAGCTTATCGACACAGAGATAAATGGACTGCTTGGAATAACAGAAGAAAAAGAACTAGCTCCAATAAACGAGGAGAACAAACTAGCTGCTGATAAAGGAAAAATACTTGACCTCTTTAAGCTGCAAATATCAGAGAATTGGGGTAAGCTTGATACGGTAGAGCGCCAAGAGTTGGAACGCATTGTTAGAACTGCTACTGCCGGGCAAACAACCGTTGCAGGGCGCTTGATGAAGATTGAGGAGCAGATGACACAATTGAGAGAGGGCACTCTTGGAAAGATTAAGAACCCGAGGAGAATCCTATCTCAGATTATTTTGTTAGAAACTTTCAACAGGCTGTTTAAGGGCTTTCAACCTTCTCCGGCAGGCTTTATTAATGAGGGGTTGCTAAGCGTTTTCTATGGTTCGACTCAAGAAGAAGCGGGAGAGGCGAATAAAGCCTTTCAGATTGGCGATGTTATAGCCGCCGATGGATCGCCAATTTCAGTTAAAACGAAAATCGATGGCAAGGCAATAGTTGATGGTAGTATCAAGAATCTCTATCATTCTCTCAACGGCAGTTCTACAGGAAAAGTATATTTTGACATTTTTTTGAAAAAGGCGACTGCAAAAGGTGAAAAAGAAGTTGGCTCTTTGACATATATCAGGTTCGTCGTAGATGCTTCAAACATAAATGATTTTTTGGGTAAGGATTTTTTCGATCCCGATCCCGAAGATCCAACCAAGGTCGTATTGAAGCCAGAGTATAGCGACACTCACTTGTCCTCCAAAGCTGTTAATGAGGGCATCGCGAGCACGAAATATGGATCTAAAGCCATCCGCGATTATTTTCAGCAGCAAGCAGCCAAAGAAGCTGAAGGCGCTGAGCCCGTTGGCTCTCTTGACATTGGTGCAGAATCTTTGGCAAACTTGTTTGGTGTTAAAAGCGCAGACCAACTAGCTCAATTCTTGTCTGGCCTGCTTAGTAGTAAAGAGTTTACACGCGGCGCGATAGGTGAAGAGGGTGAAAGGGAAATTTACAATGGATATGTACAAGACATAGCCAAATTGAGCCAAGAAATCAACAGAGGGAAAAAGAAAATTCAGCACGACCCAAAGACGGGGAAAATAGAGACGGAGTTTAAGTTAGAGCAAGGGGCGTGGGAGAATTTTGCTATGGCGCAAGGAAATATGGTACAAGAACCAATTGTGTTGAACTTTTCAGAGGCAGACATCGCAAAGACTATTGAAGTAGCCGTAGAGCAGATTGACGAAGCGATAACTGATATGTTCAACAGCTTGGCTGTGTTTACCGAAACCGTTCAAACTTATCTAACTACAATAGCTTCCAACAGGGGCTCTATCGGTATCAAAGCAACCGAAGAGGCTAACAAGCTACCAGAGAAAACCGAGAAAGTTGTGGCTGTTGCTGCTGCGGACCCGGATGAAGAAGGCGTATAAACAAACGGAGGGATAATGTCAAAAGAGTATCTTGACACAGAAAAAGGTTTAAATCAGAAAATAGTAGACGGAGTAAATAAGTTAGCAGACAACGTTGCTGCTACAATGGGACCAAGAGGAAGAAACGTTATTCTCTATCCCAAAAACAGTAACCCAATAATAACAAAAGATGGTGTAACGGTAGCAAGGTTTGTAAGCCTTGAAGATCCATTTGAAAATGTTGGGGCACAAATAATCAAACAGGCAAGTGAAGAAACTAATTCAAGCGCAGGAGATGGCACAACCACTGCGACTGTATTGGCTCGCTCATTGCTCATAGAATCGCAAAAGTATCTCGCTGCGGGTTCGTCACCGGTAGAGCTAAAGAAAGGCATTGAGAAGGCATCTGAGCGCGTTGTAGGGCACATTAAAGACATGTCCCAAGAGGTAAAGTCTCTTGATGATATAGAATCTATTGCAACCATCTCAGCAAATGGTGACAAGAGTATTGGAAAGCTTATTGCAACAGCAATTGATATGATAGGCAAAGACGGCTCCATCACAATAGAAGAGGGCCGCTCTCTTGAGACAAGTTTAGATGTAGTAGAAGGGTTTAGATTTGACAGCGGGTATGCCGCCGGCGCATTCATTACCGACGAGCGAAGAGGGGTGATGAAACATAACGATCCGCTCTTTCTTATCACTGACGAAAAGATAGAGTTTGTAGAAGACATACTTCCAGCGCTGGAATTAGCTGCAAGAGACTCAAGACCGCTAATCATTGTGGCCGAAGAAGTAGAAGGTCAGGCGCTAGCTGCCGTTATCATGAACTCTGTTCGTGGTTCAATGAAGGTTGCTGCCATCAAGGCTCCGAAATATGGTGACGAAAGAAGGAACATATTAGAAGATTTATCAATAAGCGTTGGTGCTACTTTTATGTCTAGACAATCAGGGCTATCGCTCAAGGGCGTAAAGCTTAAGCACTTGGGCAATGCAAAATCAATTGAAAGCTCCAGGTTCGTTACAACAATTGTTGGCGGCAAGGGAGACGACGAAGAGACAGAAAAGAGAATAGAGTCTCTCAAGTCATTGTTCGAGCAGACAGACAATATGCATGCATGCGAGCTTATACAAGAAAGAATAACAAGGCTGGCCAGCGGCATTGCCATTATTAATGTCGGTGCTGCGACAGAGATAGAGATGATAGAGAAGAAGCATAGAATAGAAGACTCTCTTGAGGCAGTAAAGTCTGCGCAACAAGCTTCTCAATGCCGCCGCTATGGTTGACAGAGAGGATCTTAGTTTAGAGAACAAAGAGCAAGAGTGCGGAGCAGACATACTATTTAAGATATGTGAAGCACCACTAAGACAAATGGTGCTAAACGCAGGAGGAAAGCCGGATGTTGTTATTAGCGAAGTCTTGTCTTCTGACGGGCTAGGGTATGACATCCTTAAAGAGGAGAAGGTCGATCTGGTAAAGGAAGGCATCATAGATCCGGCAAAAGTAACACGCTGTGCTCTTCAGAACGCTGTATCAGCAGCCGGCACACTTATCACTACAAGCCACGCTATTATTGAGGAATAACACACTATTTATACTATTGAATGAGGGTGTAAATTATGGTGGAGAAGAAGGCAACTAAAGAAGTCTGCTTAGCAATGCTAGATGGGAAATTGGATATGTTGGATTTGAAAATAGACGAACTTAAAGATAAGCAAGAAGACATGGCGGAAGACATCTCTAAAGTAAAAGATGCAGTTTATCATCCCGATGAAGGATTATACGCAAGGCTGAGAGAGTTAGAGGGCTGGAAAAAAACATCTTCTAAGCTGTTGTGGATGCTCATTTCTTCGATGATTGGCGTCATCTCATACATCATAACAAAGATAATAAGCTAAAGAAAGTGCTTGACACGCCGCCGAAGGTGTGCTATTCTGTCTTTGATTTCCGTTTTGGAAGAAAGGTTTTACATGTCAAAAGAGGTAAATATCACTCTAAAGACTTCTCTGGATGATATTCCGGCTGAAGTGGCAGAGTTATTAGAAGTTTTAGTATTGAAGCTAGCGAAAGAACTAGACAATCTAAAAGTCGTAACGAACAATATTGCAAACTCCAGAAGCGTGTCTGAATACGGGCATTGTTTGGTGGATATGGAAAGCTTGCGCCGCGGCTTATACAAAATAGATAATAGGGTGGAGGATACGATGGGCATATTAGCAGCATACCAGCAACATATATCTGGCGCGCCCCAACAACCTTCTCAAGAGGATCTTCCCGTAGCAGAGGAGATAGTTGCGAACTATGATTAAGACTGGAGACTTGGTGCACGTTCCAGAGAACGTATTGTTGTTCGATCCCACGAGCAAAGATGAAACTAAGTTTGATTACACTTACACCTTATCCCCACAAGTGGGGATGGTGCTAGGCGAACCACGCTTCTTTAATGATCTAGAGAGTCCAACTTTTCCAAATAAATACTGTAAGATTTTTTGTATGGGGAGAATCTACAATGTCAGCAGGGAAAGTGTTTTTCCCCTCAAAGAAGGAGAGTGATTATGTTAGTAGAATTAGTAGAAGTAAAAAAGAAAAACCATTATGGTACTGGCGCAGGTGTGCAAAAACTAGAAAAAGTTTTCATAAACCCAGAGCACATAGTTAGTGTGCGCACCGACGATGTTGTAACAGCTTTATTTAGAGAAGGAAAACTACCGTGGAGTGAGTTGAATCACGCTACTTCGTTTTCAGTAGTTACTTTGAGCGGCGGCAGTGCCGGCACCAGCATTACAGTTGTTGGCGCCCCCGAGATAGTTCAAAAGAAATGCTTCGAATCGAAGAGAACTCTTCTTAGGGGATAAAGATGTTTAAATACATTCACGCCTACATCAAAGTCGATTGCCCTTATTGCAAGGATGCAATAGATTTGTTGGAAGAAAAAGAGAAGGATTATGTCATAACTGTGATGGACAAGTGTGAGACGTTCATGAGTGGCTTGAAGACACAGCTCAACCATAAGACAGTTCCTGTTGTGATGGAGTGCGCGAGCGATGGGAGCACTAAACTAATTGGTGGGTTTACAGAATTAAAACCCTACCTCCTGAAAGAAGAGAAGAAGAAGT